TGGTCAACTGCTGGAACACAATTCACAACTGGCGGTTTCTTTTCTCCACTATACACTAGACAGACAGATGCAAACGCTGCAGACTCTGGAGCAGGTGGAACTGGAGCATCACATGGACATTACTTCGAAAAGTATGGAAGTCAGTTCGATGCATCAGCTATTGCTGGAAACACAATCACATTAACTAATGCAAGTCATGGATTTGTACAAGGAGATGTTGTAGTATATAAAGACTCTGGAACACCAGAGGCAACTGGACTTACGAATTCGACAACATACTATGTAAAAAGCGTTTCTGGGGCAGATGTTGTTCTTAGCGACACATATACATATTCAACAAATACTGGCGGAACAGATATTACAATGTCTGCTGGTTCAGAAACTGATCACAAACTATATAAAGTATTCTACATGCCAACGCTTTCAACAGTTGCGGTACATGAAGCAGCTACTGCGCCAGCAGATAGTGCAATTAGTTTGTTTGCAAACGATAATGATGAAGTTGTAATTAGTATTGCTCAACAGGCAGCATTCTTAGTATCTGAAGCTCCAGGCACATATGCAGTGACAAACTCATTAGTAACTGCAGTTTCTTCAGCTGATGGTGCTTATTCAGCGTCTGATTTTACAGTCGCTGCGAATAGCAATGTAATCACATTTACATCAAATCTACCGCTCACTGGTGAAACAGTAACAGTTACTGTTCCTGCTAGAAGATCCTTCACATTAAATCCAGCAGTAAATGTTTCTGGTGGACAGACATTAGAACTCGTAGATGCAGGCGGAACTACACTTTCAAGTGGAACTCACTATACCCTTGTTGGAAGTGGTTCAAGAGTAGAATTTGCTACTGCATCCATTCCAGCAGACGGTGCTGTTGTTACTGCAACTATCAGAAATGCAAATGCAAACTCATTTACTTTCGCAAACAATATGTATGTACCTAATGACACGCATTTCGAAGATAATGTTGGATTTGGAGCTGCTGCTGCAAATGGACACGAATTTGTTGCAAGAAATCCAGGCGCTTGGGCGAATGACTTAGTTATCTATTTAATAGATGAAACATCATTTGATAGTCTTAAAACTGCACATCCGGCAGTCGCATCAGCACTAGCTGGCGCACCGAGAGCGGGTGATGGCACAATTGATAACAGTGTAACATATCGCACTGGAACACCTGATAATAAAAAATTATCACAAGGTGTTGCAATGGTTGTACAAAAAGTATATCCTGATGGTTCAGCACAAAATGTTGAAGTATTAACAAATATGTCAAAAGCTTCAGATGGTAAAACTGAAAATGGAGCTCGTGTCTATTATGTAGATTACATCAATACGAACTCTAAATATGTACATATAATGAATCATCCGATTGCTGGTGGCGATTGGGGCGGATTGGTATCCACAAGAACTTTTGCTAAATTGTCAGAATCTGGAAATAGTGATGGAACAGAACTATTTGTTAGAAGACCAATGGGTAATGGACAAGAAGGTATTACACCTACTGTTGCACAATTCGAAACAGGATTTGATCATTTTGCAGATGCAGAAAATGTAGATGTGGGTTTCATTCTACAGGGCGAAGCAGCAGATGTTGCTGAAAGCGATGACTCGGCATACGGTATTGTTTCTCATATCGTTAATCTTGCAGAAACAAGAAAAGACGCTGTTGCATGTATTTCTCCTAGAGAGGTAGATGTGAGAGCGGATAGAGATGCCGGCAATAGTAATAATCAAATCGCATTCTTCGGCAATGTTACATCGAGCACATATGCATTCGCAGATTCGAACTATAAGTATATGAGTGATAAATATAACGATAAGTACAGATATGTACCATTTAATGCAGATACAGCAGGATTGATGGTAAGAAGTGAAAATGATAGAGATGCTTGGTATTCTCCAGCAGGATTTAATCGTGGAGTTTATAAAGGTGTAGTGAAAACTATGCAATCTCAGAAGAAAGCTGATAGAGATGCATTATATACTGCAGCAATCAATCCAGTTGTAAGCTTCCCAGGCCAAGGAACTGTATTGTTTGGCGATAAAACTCTAACGCTAAATTCATCAGCGTTCAGCAGAATTAATGTAAGAAGATTGTTTATCGTTCTTGAAAAATCAATTGCAACTTCAGCCAAGTTTACTTTATTCGAATTCAATGATGAGTTTACAAGATCACAGTTTACATCTTTGATTGAACCATTCTTGAGAGATGTGCAAGGTAGAAGAGGAATATATGACTTTAAAGTTGTATGTGATGATACAAATAATACTGGTGAGGTTATCGATAGAAATGAATTCGTTGGAGATATCTTCATTCAGCCTGCAAGATCAATCAACTTCATTCAACTCAACTTTGTTGCAGTTCGTACTGGTGTTGATTTCAATGAAATTGTTGGTGCAGTTTAATATAAATAGATAAAAATAGGAGATAATAAATGGCATTCAACATAGAACAATTCAAATCAAACTTTGGAGATGGTGGGGCACGCCCCAACCTCTTCCAAGTAACCCTAAACTTTCCGTCTACGGTTACTGCCGCACCCACCACGACACCATTCATGATTCGTGCCGCGCAAATTCCTTCATCTACCATTGCACAAGTGGATGTACCATATCAAGGTAGACAGGTAAGAGTTGCTGGTAACAGAACATTCGAACCTTGGACGGTTACAATATTAAATGCGGAAAATTTTAGTGTTAGAAATTCACTTGAAAAGTGGATGAGTTCAATTAATGGACACGAATCTAACATAGGCCAAGATCGTGCCAGTTCATATAAAGCAGATGCAATTGTAAAACATTTTGGAAAAGATGGGCGCGAATTGTCCAACGGAGTATATAACTTTGTAGGATTGTTCCCAACAGAACTTTCTACTATCGAATTGGCGTGGGATTCTAACGATGTTATCGAAGAATTTACTTGTACATTCGCATTTGATTACTGGCAGCATGCCGGTGTCGTGACTACATAATTAACGTAAAAGTTATTGGAATTATAATATGGAAGTGAAATTATTTGGGTTTACCCTACTAAAAACGGCTGAAGAAAACAAAGAGCTTAAGTCATTCGTACCCCCTGAGAGTATGAATGACGATGGCTCTTTGACAGTTTCTTCAAATTTTTATTCTACATCATTCAATTTGGAAAACAATGCAAAAAGTGACCATGAACTTATTGATAGATATCGTGATATGTCTATCCACCCAGAAGTTGAAATTGCGTTAGACGATATTGTTTCGGAAGCAATTGTCAATGAAGCTGATGAAAATCCCGTAAAATTACTACTTAAAAATGTAAATCAATCTTCTGCAGTTAAAAAAGCATTGCAAGAAGAGTTTGATACTGTATTGCGTCTGTTAAATTTTAACAGAAATGGCTATGAAATTTTTAGAAGTTGGTACATTGACGGAAGACAATACTGGCATATCATTATTAATCCTAATAAGGCAAAAGATGGTATCCAAGAATTAAGAAGAATTGATCCTAGAAAGATCAAAAAAGTAAAACAAATCGAAAAAGACACCAAAACACAAGGAAAACTTGTGAAAAAGGTGAATGAATATTACATATATAATGAAAAAGGACTCTCCAATGGCGATAAAACTACTGGAATACCTATTTCACAAGATTCTATTGCACATGTCACTTCTGGACTTAAAGATGCAAAAAGACAATATGTAATTGGACATTTACACAAAGCAATTAAAGCTCTAAATCAATTACAAATGGTTGAAGACTCTGTAGTTATTTACAGATGGACTAGAGCACCAGAGAGAAGAGTTTTCTATATTGATGTCGGAAACCTTCCAAAGATGAAAGCAGAACAATATATTGCTGACATCATGAATAGATACAAAAATAAAGTTGCATATGATGCTGCAACTGGCGAAGTGAAAGATGATAGACGCCATATGTCAATGTTAGAAGACTTCTGGTTCCCTAGAAGAGAGGGTGGTAGAGGTACAGAGATCGAAACATTGCCTGGCGGATCGAACTTAGGTGAAATGGATGATGTACTATATTTTCAAAAGAAATTATATAAATCATTGAACGTTCCCATCTCTAGATTAGAACCAGAACAGTCTTTGGCATTGGGCCGAGCAACTGAGATAAATAGAGATGAATATAAATTTAATAGATTTATTGTAAGAATTAGAAATCAATTCTCCGAATTGTTTATGGATTTGTTGAAAAAACAAATGATTTTGAAAGGAATTGTAACTCCAGAAGAATGGAAAACGATTTCACAAGAAATTATTTTCGATTTCACACAAGATTCTTACTATTCTGAAATTAAAAATACTGAGATGATTAGAGACAGAGTTGCTCTATTATCTGAAATGACTGACTATATGGGTAAATATTACTCACACCAATGGGTACAAAGAAATATTTTGAAGTTCTCTGATGATGAAATAAATGACATGCGAAAAGAAATTGTTGCAGAACAGAAAGATGAAATCTTTGGCCAAACTGAGAATGAAGAAGATGAGGACTTTTAAAAATGACTGAAGAGAATGAAAATATAAATAATAAGTATTTAGATATAGTGGATGATTCAATTCTGGGCCATGGCGCTACAGTTGCAGATAATATCAATGCTATTCTAAGAGATAAAATTGGAATCGAAATTGACGATTACAAAAAGGAATTTGCTAATGACATGTTCCATGGTGATGATGAAGAAGATGAAATTGAAACTGCTGAATCCGAAGAAGGAATTGAATCTGATTCGGAGGAAGAAGAAACAGAAAACGAAGAGGCCTAAAAATGTTAAGTTTTAACGAATTTCTAGAAGAAGATCTTGACGAAGCAGTCAAGAGAAAAGTTGTTGTCCGTGGCGGCAAACGAAAAGTGAAATTCAAAACTAACAGAGATGGCTACAAAGTCGTTGGTAAAAAAGAAATTAGAATTAGTCCTACGGATGCAAAAAAGATGAGTATCAGAAATACCAAATCTGCTAGAAAAAGAAAAGGTAAAGTAAACATCTCAAATATTCGTAGGAAAAGATCTATGGTAAAAAGGACGGGCTTAGGATGAAACTAATTACAGAAGTAGTAGAAGACATTTTAGTAGAACAAAAAGGAAAAGACCTTTATATTGAGGGCGTTTTCTTGCAATCTAATATTCAAAACAGAAATGGTAGAGAATATCCTTCCGAAGTCATGGATAGAGAAGTACAAAGATATACTGAGAACTATATCGATAAGAACAGGGCGTTTGGTGAGTTAGGAC